AATTGTATAACCAGCTCCGTAGAAAGGCATCGCTGTTGTGCTTGGTCTTCTACCATTTGAAGCGTTTACTGATTGTGAGTTAGATGGTGGGATATCTGCCGAAGAACGTAACATTGTGTACTTAAATGAGAATGAATTCTTACTATTAATAGTCCAATCTAATTTAGTTGTTAAACGTTGTGATTTAGAACCATACTGATATCCTTGATATGCACCAGGATCATATGAATACTTATCAATTAAGAATTGTCTTAAAGCATCCAAATCAGCTGCTTTAGCTTGTGAAACACTATTACCATTTGGTGCACTTGTTGGAGTAGATGCTGTCCATTGTGTACCCGGTTCCATTCTTTCTTCTTGCTCACCATTCACAAAGAAGAACAATTTGTTTTTAACAATTGCTCCACCTGCTGTGAATCCTTTTAAATCATAAGTGAAAGGTTGTTCAGGCATTGTGATATCACCAACTTTATAACCCTGTAAATCTTTGTTCTTAAAGAATTGATAAACAGAACCGAAAGCCTGATTCTTACCACTACGAGTCACTGTGTTTATTGAACCACCTGCGAATCCACCATACTTCACATCAAACGGAGAAACGTTTACTTGGATTTGCTCAATCGCATCTAAAGAGATTGGTTGAGCTCCTGTTTGTCCACCTAATGTACCATCACCTAAGCCGAATGAGTTATTGAAGTTAGCACCATCTAAGGTTACGTTATTCAATTGAGAACTCATACCACCAAATGATAAGTTGTTTTGAGAAGGAACTAATTTTACTAAGTCTTTCCAGCTTCTATTAACGTTAGGTACTGATTCAATTAATCTTCTGTTGATGATTTCTTGTGAACCATTACGGCTAGAGTTAAATACTTTGTTTTGACCTGAAGTAACTACAACTTCTTTCAATGTTGTGTTAGCTTCTACTAAACTAAAGTTAGCTTTGTGGGTTTGTCCTAATAATAAAGTAATATCATTTTGTGTTTCGGCTTTATAGCCTACAAACGATACTGTCACTACATAAGGTCCTCCAATTTTAACGTTTGGTAGGTTGTATCTTCCATCGGCACGAGTACTTGTTGTGTACTTAGTTCCTGTTGGTTGATGGATAGCTTGTACCGTTGCACCGGCGATAGCTTCCTTACCTGCCAAAACATTACCTTGAATTTCAGATGTAGTCTCTTGTGCTTTTGCTACGAATGAGAATGCGAACATCACCATCAATAACATCAGTTTTTTCAGATTTTTCATACTGTTTTGTTTTGTTTTGTTTAATTGTTAAAATAAAAAAGGTGCGAATTTCTCCACACCTACTTGGTTACCCCAATTCTCCCATCTACTGGAGAATTTGAATTCTGTCTATATACTAATATATTTGTATTGTTTCTAATCATAAGCTAATTTTGTTTCCTACGCACATAACTATAATGGTATTTAACAAATGTTTCACAAATATACGAATTTTTTTCCACATAACCAAATTAATATATAAATAAAAATATTTGGATATATCAGGTATTTTTCGTACCTTTACAATTGAAATTGTAAAAATTTGAAATTAAGAGAAAATCAGGTAGAACCTGTTAAAAAAGGTGTTGAATTTTTTCAACAAAAGAAAGCCGTTCCATCTATTATAGTAGCTCCTACCGCATTTGGTAAGTCTATTGTGATAGCTGAGATTGCCCATCAATTGGGTGAGAAGTTATTGGTGATTCAACCATCAAAAGAGTTATTGGAGCAGAACTATACCAAGTTTATCAATTTGGGTGGTCAGGCGTCCATCTATTCTGCGGCAATGGGTGAGAAAGAGATTGGTGAGGTTACATACGCTACAATCGGCTCTATTGTTAATATAGCACATAAATTCCATACATTGGGTATTAAGAAAGTTATCATTGATGAGTGTGACCGTTTCCCACGAGAACCCGATGGAATGTTACGAAGGTTCTTAACTGCCGCTAAAATTACTCACGTATTAGGTTTAACCGCAACTCCATTAAAATTACAAACGAACATTGATGAGCATTTCAGACCATTCTCCAAATTGGTTATGCTTACATCTAAGAGTAAAAAGGGAAACTACTTCAAAGAAATAATCCACGTAGCGCAGATTAAGGAAATGACTGAATTGGGATTCTGGTCACCACTTCAATATGAATCATACGATTTCGATACTGGTGCATTAGTTTACAATTCTACAAATGCGGAATTTACCGATGATAGTATTAAGCGGGCATATAAGCAGCAGGATATTGGTGGTAAGATAGTTAAGAAAATATCTGAATTGCCTGATAGAAAATCAATTCTAATAGCAGTTCCATCTATTGAGGAAGCTAAAGAGCTTTCAACTCGTTTACCAAGTTGTGAAGCGGTGTTTAGTGGTATGCCTGATAGTGAACGTAACCGAATTATTGAAGATTTCAAATCACTTAAATTAAGAATAGTAGTTCAAGTCACAATTCTTTCAGTAGGATTTGACCACCCACAGTTAGATTGTATTATAACCGGCCGCCCTACGGCTTCTTTGAGTTGGTGGTATCAATTTGTGGGTAGAGTAACTCGTATCCATACTGACAAAGCAAACGGGCTTGTAATCGATTTTGTAGGTAGTGTGCCAAAGTTCGGAAAGGTAGAAGATTTATACTTTAAATACGAAGAACCAATGTGGAAACTATATGGAGAAGAAACTAAACTACTAACGGGTATTCCTCTGCATGAGATAGGTTTACATAAAGAAAATCAGCCATCACCACACGATGTAGCAGCACAAGGAGATGTTGTTCAAATGACATTCGGAAAATACAAAGGTACTGAAATACGAAAAATTCCAATATGGTATCGTAAGTGGATGTTGGAAAATATTAAATGGACTCCGTTCAATAATGCTATTAAAGTAGAGCTAGATAGACTCAAACAAATAGGTATTTAAAAATTACCTTATATTTATTGGTATGAGTAAGGTAAAATACTATATACTAAGATATTGGGTTTCTGTAATTTTTATAGGATTAGCATTTTACTTTTATCAGCCACAACAATCAATAACACATTGTTCACCCACTAATTTAATTATAGATGGTGAACCAAAGACGCTTTTGGGTTTGGGTGAAATGAGTTGGATGTGGATACTAATGGCTATTGCACATAGTGCTAATAGCTGTTATTGTGATATTAAATCTCTTTTAAAGAAAAATAAATAAAAATGGCTTATTATATACACAAACAATTAATACCTACCGATAAGAGTATGGGTGACCCTAATTGGGCTAAAAGACAAATATGGGTGTTGAAGTTAAATGCCGAAGATACTATCGATGAATTTGAAACGATAGAAGAAGCACAAACAAAAGTTGGATTATTAATGAACGAAGACCCAAGTGGTAGAATTTACAAAGTAGTTCAGAAAAACGAAGATGGGACTTTTTCAGATATATAGTCTCTTGTTTAATACAGTTTCCTTATCTATTGTCTAAGTCTTTATTTAAACTGCTTTCTTTGTCCCAGTGTCCAGTGTCCGTAAATATATATACTAACCGCTGCCTAAAAAGCAAATATTTTTAAAAAAAAATAATAAACATGGTTTTGCTTGGTAGTTTCAAATATTTTTCGTATATTTGTAAAACGAATAAAAATATCTAACTATATGGCAACTAAACCAAACATCAAAGAAGCAGTTAAAAACCCATCCTATTATGGTGGTGTTGATAATCCATACGAAGTAATTAAAGTATGTGAAGCTTGGGGGTTAGATAAAGATGCATACCTATTCAATGTAGCTAAATACATAGCAAGAGCCGGTAAGAAAGACCCTCAAAAGGAATTAGAAGATTTAAAGAAAGCCGCATTTTATCTCAATCGTAAGATAGAAAACCTACAAAAGTAAAGAATTTTATATAGGTATATTTATCTATATGCAATATAACAGGCTACCTAGAATTACAAACAAATATCCACAAACAGGTAATTACATTACAACTGGTATTGGAAAATCAAGTCTTTTTGGATTGTATGATGAGGTGAATAAAATAGATTTTGATTTACCAAAGTTGGATGATATAAATATTGTACCTGATACAAGTATTCGTACTTTAGTAGCAATATATGAAGATAGGAACGATACAACACCTCAATATTATACATCGGAAATTTATCATAGAGATTTATCAGCATCTAGAATAGAAGCAAATCCTTATTTTTTACAAGCTTCATTTAATCCATCTCATATTGTTAATATATACTTAAAAGAAATCGTAAATTCAGGCGATTCATATAAAGAAGCCGAATTAAAGAGAGGATTGATATTTTCAAGAAATAATTTTATATTATATAGTAATGCTGGTATATCTTCACCAACCAGTAGAGCAGTAGCTAGTTTAACTGGTAATGCTGGTAATACTAATAATGATGCAAATACATCCGTAATAAGAAACCAATTAAATTTAGTAAATTCTCAAATTTCTAAATTAGAAAATGAAATAACAAATGTACCATCTAAATTAAAGAGGGCTGGATTTTTTGGTTCACGTGCTAAAATTGATTTTGATGGTACTACTATTAGTTCAAAGATAGCATTTAATAGAGATAAGCAAGTTGATGATATAAAAACTCAATTAGGTACTAAATTATTAGCATTAAAGGATAGAAAGAAAAAAATTGAAAATTTTATTACTGAATCTGGTACAACTAAAATAGTAACTAAAGCACTTAAAGAAGAAAATATAAAAATAGATAAAATTGGTTTTTTAGAAAAAATAAAAAATAAATCAGTAGGAGTTCCAAAGGCAAAAGATATAATTGAAATTAATGGTGTTTTTGTTGATTGTATTTTATTAGTAAAATATATTGATTGGGTATTATCCGATTCCAATATTGATGAAATAGAAGATGGTGGTGTAATTGCGCCTGAATTACTTCTTGAGTTTGAAGAAGCTCCAAAAGAAACTACTATTGATGAATTGGATGGTAATAAAAATCCGATAGGGACAGATACTCCACCATCTACAAATACAAATACAGGTACTGGTAATTTCTTCGAATACCAAATAATTAGATTATCAATACCAGCTTCACAAGCAGCAAGTACAATGACATTTAAAACATCAAATGGTAATATTGAAACGATACAAACTGCCAATTACGGACCTGTTGGTACATATTGTATAGAAGAAAATTCATTTGGTGGTAATTATAATTTATATCAAAGAACACAATTAGCACCATGTAATATTCCTGCTAATCCATCGGGCGGCGGTGGTGGTGGATATAGAGGTGGTGGAAACTATGATTATTATGATAACCAAAATAAAAATATAGATTTCATAGATAGGCAGAGAGATTTTGAAAATATAAGATAACTCATTTTAATAACTAACTTATATTTATATGTAATTAAATGTTGCATATGGGTATGTTAAAAGTTAATTGGAAAAAATATCTAAATAGTTCCAACCCTACTATTAACAAATATTTAAGCGATTTTGGCGATTCATTTATCACACAAACATTACAGCGAATTACGCTGGCTCACCAAAGGAGAAAATCACAAATCATTCTTATTCGTTTCAAACAATCTGATATTGTTGCTACAATTGAAAGTAAAGATTATGTTCTTGCATTAGAACACTTACTTCAACTATGCATTAATTTGGAGAAGTATGAATTGTGTAGAGAAATCCATACAACAATTAATTCAATAAAAAACAAAAGAAGGATGAGAGTAAAATCACCTCCTTTAGTTACAAGCTCATAGACAAAAACAAAAAAGGCACTATGGCTAAGAAAGAGAAATTGCAAAATTTAGAAGAATTAGAAACGGTAGTACACACATTACCAAAAGTTATAAAGAGAATTAAATTTAAAACAAGAAACCAAAAGAGATTTTACAAAGCAATAGAAAACGAAGGGAATAATATTATAATGGCCCATGCGTTAGCCGGAGCTGGAAAAACTTACATATCAATACAAAAAGGATTGGAACTATTATTACACAAATCATCACCAATCGAAAAACTTATTATAATAAACCCAACAGTAGATGTTGGTAACGAAGATAAGTTAGGTCATTTACCTGGCGATTTGATGGAGAAGATAGAAGTCCATAATGAATCATCTTTATTTATCTTAAACAAAATTATCGGACCTGTTGAAGTTAAGAAATTAATTGAAAACAAAAAGATTGAGTTTAGAGTAATGAACTTCTTAAGAGGTATCAACTTTGAAAAGAGTTATATTATTTTAGATGAAGCACAAAACGCATCACCACTACAATTGAAAACTTTAATCACTAGAATTTCAGATGATTCAAAATTAGTTATAGAAGGTGACCTTTCTCAATGTGACAAATATAGAGATAATGGCTCGCCAGCTTACACTAAAAGTGGATTCTATGATATATGGAGAAGATTGGCAGGAATGAAAGGAGCTTATCAAATAGAATTTACAGCATCAGATTGTATTCGTTCTGGTATCGTTAAAAGGGTATTGGAAAGATATGAATTGCAGGAGGAAATCATATTAGGTGAAAGCAACCCATTTGAACTTAATTTGGAGGCACCATCGGAAGGGGAACTTGTGGAGGGTGTTCATATAGTAGAAAATTAGTATATTTCATAACTCATTGATTTACAATAAGATATAACTCGTTGATTTTCAACGGGTTATATTTTTGCCTAAAATACTTCATAACTCGTTGATTTTCAACCTATTATTTTACCCTAAATATTTGGTTATATCAAATATATTTCGTATCTTTATTATATAAAGAAAGTGAAGATATGACAAATAACAAGAAAATAGTATGGATTGATATGGATGGTGTTTTAGTGGATTTTGGTTTACACGTTGAAAACACTATTTCCAACAATACCTTCTTAAGAGAAAGTTACAAAGGTAGATATGACCACATACCGGGTATATTTAGAAATCCACCACCAATTGAAGGAGCTATCGAAGCTATCAACAAATTAGTAGAAAGTGGTAAGTATGAATTATATATCGCCACCGCAGCACCTTGGGGAAATCCGATGGCAGCTATGGACAAACGATTTTGGATTGAAGAACACTTCGGTAATCTATTCAAAAAGAAGATGACAATTTCGCATTTAAAAAATATGTTAATTGGTGATTATTTAATTGATGATAGAACTGCTAACGGAGCCGGAGAATTCAAAGGTGAACTATTACAATTTGGATTGAATTACGAAACCGGAACTTGGAACGAATATCCGACATGGGAATCAATACTTAAAAAATTATTATAATGAAAAAATTAATACCCCTCTTAATTTTATTTTCAGCTTGTAGAAAAGAAGATGTACCAGTACCAATAAAAAATTATACACTATCAATCGATTCGGTACTAAATCAATCAGGTAAAAACTCTTTACCAAAAGATGCTAATGGATATTATCATTTAAAACTAATACCCAATTCAAATCAGCAACCACATCGAATAACTGGTAGAATTTTAGTTAATGGAAATGAGCCATATCCAATTGAAAAAATTGAATTTGAAAGTAATCTATATTGGTGGTTGCGTAGAGGTGATACTACTGCGTATATTACACATGCATATGTAAATTATTTTAATGGACAATATACAATAGTTAATTTACCACCAATGATAGCATCTAAAGATGAATTAGTACCAACAATAAATAAATCAGTTTATAGTGGAACTAATGGAGAGATAAATACAATAATAGCTCCTATATCAGAAATGAAAGGAGATACTATGATTGTTAAAACCAGTCATTTTGCATCTAAAAAAATTATATTCACAAAAATAGTTTTAGAATAATGAGAAGTAAAGAAGTAAAATTTCCACTAACTCCAATAACCGAAGAAACTTTTATAAGACAAGGCTGGAAAAAGTGTGATGTAAACGAACCACTATTTGAAGAATTCGGTGAAGATTTAGATGAACTGAATAATGATTTTTTTGGTGGTATAGAAGATGAGGAAATGGAAGAACCAATGGAAAAGCCTGAAGCAATAGCTTGGTACTATACTTTAGCAATTCCTAAAGATAGAAATGACCCATACTGTCCAAGATTAGTTTCAAACGCTACCGATGAAAGTGGATTGTTAAAAGAGATGGGATTGACTGAAGGAACTTTCTTTGTGGAATTAATGGATTGGGATGGGTTAGGATATTGTCAATCGGAGGAAGAAATTGAAATACTTTATAAGGCACTTACTGGAACAAATTTGGAAAATTAAAAAATAAATCGTATATTTGTATTATGAGAAATTACACAGAACAACAATTGAAGGAAAACTATGAGAAGTTTCTAGCTTTCATTCGTAAGGCATTCGTAAACCAACCGGAACGAATGGAGAAGTTATTACATATGTATTCGGAAGATGAATTAGGTATGGAATTATTATTGGCGCCGGCAAGTGGTAAAGCACATTTCCATTCAGCATACAATGGTGGATATATTGACCACGTTATGAATGTATGTAAGAATTCAATCGGACAAATGAATCAATTCAAAGCTAATGGTGGTATCATAGATTTTGAAGTTGAGGAATTGTTATTTGCAGCACTACATCACGACTTAGGTAAATTAGGTGATGTTGGTCATCCGTATTATGTAGAGCAAGAATCAGATTGGCATCGTAAGAATCAGGGTTCCCTATTCAAACAAAATCCAGACATTAATTATTTTGATGTAACACATAGAGCTTTATTTACTTTACAAAAATATGGTATCCAATATACTCAAAAAGAAATGTTGGGTATTATGTTAGCAGATGGATTATATAATAAAGGAAATGAAAAATACTTTATTTCATATGATGAAAACTTTCAATTAAAAACTGAATTACCTTACTTATTACATTGGGCAGACCATATGAGTTGCCGAATTGAGAATAGTGAATATAAGAACGGAATTAAATAAAAAATAATTTCATTATATTTATAAACTGATAGAGCTGGCCAGCATATCAACGTATCATCCAAAAGGAGATACAAATTAACGCTTAAAAAAGGTAAAAATGAAAGCACAAATTCAAAAGGGATTCCCTATTCCCCAATTTAGGGACGAGTTCTTCTCACCATTAGATACTTTATTCGATAAAGTATTTTCAGAATCATTTCCTGAATTATCAAAGGAAATTGGTATTAACGCATTTCAACAAGCAGCTTATCCAAAATGTGACATCATTAATTTTGATGACCGTATTGAGATTGTAGCAGAAGTTCCGGGATTAACCAAAGAACAAATTACTATCGATGTAGATGGTGATGTGATTACACTAAAAGGAGAAAGGTCAAACAAAGCAACTGAAAAAGAAGGTGGAGTATATCTTCGTAGAGAAGTTAAACGCTCATCATTCTTACGAAGTTTTACAGCTGATTCTAAAATCTTTGATTTAGATAGTGTAAAAGCATCATTTGAAGATGGTGTATTGGAGTTACAAATACCAAAGAGAGAACCTGAAAAACCAAAGAAACGAACAATTTCAATTGGATAATTTAACTAAACAAACAAACTAACAATAGGTGGGGGTGATTAATTTCACCCTCATTTTTATTTTAGATATATTTATATATACAATTTAAAAAACAAATTATGAAACCGGAATACAAAATGAGAGCTCAAGAGCATTTAGAAGCTATTGCTAAAAGAGCGAAAGTTATTGCTGAAATGTTAAAAGGTGAAAGACCTGCAGACCAAGCACAAGCAATTAAGTTATCAAATGAGATAGAAAGATTGGTAGAATTAACAACAAACATAGTAGATTTATCGTAATATGAATTGGTTAAAGTTCTTAGTTGGATTTTCAGCACTAATTATCGCCGGATGTGCAGCATTCTTTTCAGTAACTGGATTGGGTGTACTTTTTAGTGGAGCATCAACGGCGGTAATGGTGATGGCAGGCTCATTGGAGTTTGCTAAATTGGTTGCTGCAACATATTTAAAGCAAACTTGGGATGAAATTAAGGGTTTTAACAAATGGTATTTAACAATTTCAGTAGGTATTCTTATGATGATTACCTCTGCTGGTATTTTTGGTTACCTTTCAAACGCTTTTCAGGCACAATCATTACAATTACAGCAAGTAGATAGGGAAGTTTTAGTATTTTCTACTAAAATTGAGCAAAATACGGCTCAAATTACTCAACTTAACACTCAATTAGGGCAATTATCCTCAACCCAATCAACAATTTTAGAGAAAGGTAAGGTAAATTCACGTTTATTACGTTCAATTGATAGTAAAGATAAGCAAGTTGCTACAATTAATAAGAAAATAGCTGATTTACAAGACCAAAACGCTAAAAATAACGATAAAATTAACGAAATTAAGATTGCAAACTTAGATTTAGAGAAAGAAGTGGGTGGATTTCGTTTTATTGCCGAAGCATTTGGTATGGAATTGAAAAATGTTGTAAAATTCTTCATATTTTTGATTGTAATAGTGTTTGACCCGCTTGCAATCGCTCTAATTATCGCATTTAATGGATTGATTGGTAAAAAAAAGGAAAAAACATATGATTTGGATGATTTAATGGAAAAAAATTACCAAATATACGGAGATAGTGGAAAAAATTCTACAAAAGATGAAGAAACTCCTATATTAGCAACTGAAAATGATACCAAAACATTCTTTGACACGATAAATATACCACCAGCCCCAACTGAGGAGCTTATACAGGCAGCTGAAAAATATAAAGAGAAATTACTTCAAACGGAGGACATAAAAAAAAAAGAAATTGATTCCAATACAACAAATGTGGAAGAAGATGAAGTAACACTAACGGATGAAGATAAAAAAGCATTAGAGCCTGAAATTACCGATGAGATATTAATGAATCTACAAACCGATTACTCAAAGAGACCAATTGATTATGATGGTGATGGTTCTATTGATGGATATGACACAAATGGCGATGGTATTATCGATATAGTAAGAGCAGAGCATCCATCTAGAGCAGCTGCAATTAAAAATATGTTACCTTATTACGCTAAGCCTGAATTTAATTGGGATGACCGTAAGAATTGGATAAATGACCAAAATGCGGTTAATTACTGGATAAAAAACATCAAACCATCTCAATATCCAACTGATTTTTCAGGTAAATCATATTAATATTTGGTATTCTCATTAAATTTTCGTATATTTGTATAACAACAAATTATATCGAAATGGCTAATTTAGGATACGCATGTATCAATATGAGTATGGGTAAGAAAGTAGGTACTAACCGAACAATGGTTAAGAGAACTTTCGAAGCAAAGGGTTTAGACTATGTTTCCGAACTTGCATTACTCAATGCAAAGGATATTATTAAAATTTTAGAGTGGAATAGATTAAACGGAATTAATTTCTTTCGTTTATCATCTGCTTTAGTTCCTTGGGGTGATGGGTTAGATTTAACCCAATTAAAAGATTACAAAGAGATTAAGAGTGAATTAAAGAAAGCAGGTGATTACGCTAAGTTTTGGAATATGCGTATTAATTCACATCCTGGCCCTTTCAATGTATTACCATCTCCAAATGAATCTGTTATTCAAAAAACTTTTGCTGATTTGGAATTGCATGGTAAGATATTTGACCTTATGGGATTATCTAAAACTCCTTATAATAATATCAACATCCACTGTAATGGTGTTTATGGAGACAAACAATCTGCGATGGATAGATTGATTAAGAACTTCAAAAGACTCTCTCCAAGCGTACGCAAACGATTGACATTAGAGAATGATGATAAGGCTTCTATGTATTCCGTTAAAGACCTTATGTATATTCACAAACATACAGGCATTCCAATTGTATTTGATTATCACCACCACCAATTTTGTACAGGTGGATTGAGTGAAGAAGAAGCTCTTAAATTAGCAGCAACAACTTGGCCGGCTGGAATTACGCAAGAAGTTCACTATTCAGAATCAAAAGCATTACATGAAAATAACCCAAAAGAAAAGCCACAAGCTCACTCACTTTATATTAACTCACTTCCAAATACATACGGATTGGATGTGGATATTATGGTGGAAGCTAAAGGAAAAGAATTAGCAATATTACCTTTTATCAAATGATGAACTACATAGCAATATTAACCTTTCAAATTATGTTTAATATCTTCAAAGTATTGGAGATTAAATTTACATATGAGAATCAATTGAACCGATTATTGATTAATTCAGTTTGGATTAACTTAGTATCACTTGCTTCAGTTTATTTTTCATTAGATAGTTTATTAAGAGGTGATATGTGGGTACTACCATTCTATATTGGTGGTAGTGTATTAGGAAAATGGATAGCAATGACTCAAATGGATAATTTGGAATCTAAACTATTTGTATTCTTTAGAAGTAAAACTGAAAAACCAAAAAGAAATGGCAGAAGCAATTTTAAAATATGATTTGAATGATACGGATGATGCTATGGCACATATGAGAGCAGTTAAATCATTAGATATGGCGTTAGCATTGTGGGAAATAAAATATAATACTAAAAAATCAATAGGATATACATTAGAGGGAAAAGATTTTAAAGGAGAATCCGTTAGTAATTATGAAGTATTGGAAATGGTATATGAAAGGATATACGAAATATTGGATGAGCACAATATAAAATTAGATGACTTAATAGTATAATATGAATACATTAGATAAAAAATACCAACAACTACTAAGTGATATTATTGCATTTGGTGTGGAGAAAAAAGATAGAACTGGAACTGGTACTATATCGGAGTTCGGACATCAAATCCGCCATAATATGCAGGAAGGGTTTCCATTACTTACAACAAAGAAAATGGCATGGAAACAAATCGTATCAGAACTACTTTGGTTTTTAACAGGCCAAACTAATATTGCTTTTTTACATAAACATAACAATCACATATGGGATGGTGATTATGAAAAGAGTGGAAGAACCGATGGTGATTTAGGACCTATTTATGGTAAGCAATGGAGAAAGTGGGATGGTAAGAATGGAAGGATTGACCAAATAGATGATTTAGTAAAAGAACTTAAAACCAATCCTGATAGTAGAAGATTAATGGTATCAGCTTGGAATGTAGGTGAGTTAGACCAAATGGTTTTACCACCTTGTCATTATGGATTTCAGGTTTGGACAAGAGAAGAAAATGGACAAAGATATATTTCTCTAATGTGGAATCAACGAAGTGTAGATACATTTTTAGGATTACCATTTAATATTGCTTCTTATGGATTACTACTTCATATTATAGCAAACGAAGTGGATATGATACCTGATGAATTGATTGGCAATTTAGGTGATACCCATTTGTATTTAAATCACATTGAACAAGCTAAAGAACAAATCAGTAGAGATTCATTTGATTTACCAACATTAAAAACAAATGCAAAGATGGATGGTATATGTTGTAATGTGCCTGATGATTTTATATTAGAAGGATATCAACATCATCCGGCAATTAAAGCACCTTTAAGTAATTAGTATGATATACGATGTAAAAATACAACATCCCAAACGAGTTGATAAGAAATGGGGATATGAGTTGTGGATACACAATGATACGGATTATTGTGGTAAATTATTAGTATTTACTAAATCAGGCAATAAGTTCTCAATGCACTATCATATGATTAAAGATGAAACTTGGTATGTTCAGAAAGGAGCATTTCAATTTGATTGGATTGATACTGAAAATGGAGAGAGATGTTACACTCAAATACAGGAAGGAGATGTAATTGAAATTAAAAAAGGACTACCACATCAACTAACCGCTTTAACAGAAGAAGCAACTATATTTGAAGTAAGTACACAACACTTTGATGAAGATAGTTATAGAATTTACCGAAACCAACCAAGTGATTTAGAATAATGACATATATAATAGCACACCTTCCTAAATTGGAAGAACTAAAAAAACAATTAGAAAATAATCCAAAACAAATTGAAACCTATATGAAATATATGGGATTTGAAGGCCCCGAAGGAACGATAGATTATATAACAAATAAAATAGAAGAACATATTAAAAATAAAAAAAATGAAAGTACAAAAAATTAACCAAACACCTATTACAGATGTAGATATCGCAAGTTATAAACAAGCTGTATCTAAATTAGAAGGATTTATGTTTACCGGAGCTGACGTAAATATTGATAAACGTATTATAACAATTCGTTTGGGAAATATTGAAGATGAATTAACCTTAGTAAATCCAAAGGTAGTTAAGTATTCTGAAAATCCAATGGTTTATTTTGAAAAAGATACACACAAAGCAAATAAAGTTAGAAAGACAATACGAGTTCCATATCTTATTATTGATACTGATAATTTAGGACAAGTAGAATTTAAAGCAGAAAAATCAGATTGGAAAAACTCCGATGAATTTTTTGGAGATGTTGGATTATTAGAATGTGTGTTGGTACAAAGAGCTATTGATGCAATTGATGGTATTGATATCACTCACCCAACTCGCCAATATTCAGAAACTATTACAAAAGATAAAGAGCCAGGTAGAAACGAAAGAGTTATGTTGCAAGGTCCTGCTGGAGAAATGGAATTTGTAAAAAGTAAAAAGGTAGATTCTTATTTACAAAAAGGATGGAACTTAATTTAATCAAAATGGCAAAATTAATATTTATCATTGAAGAAGAATTAAATAGAGAAGCCTCTAAAATAGAATTTGAAGTACCAAACGATATGGATGTTTGGGAATACAAAAGAATGTGTATCCGAATGGCAGGAGCTATGGGATACACATCGTTATCAGTAAAGAAAGCATTCGGACAAGAATATCTTAAGAATGTAGATGAAGAATTAAATCAAATATTTCAAAACGCCTATTCTGGCTCAATTCAATTAGCATGAAAGAATTATTATTAAAACAAAATGAAAGAATATTAGTATTACAAATGTTAGTAGAAGCCTTAGTAGATGAATTAATTGAAACTAAAAAGGTAAAGGAAGAAAAGCTTGATGCTAGATTTGTTTCTAAAATGCAGTGGGTAAAGGAAGAAATGAATAAAGCTAAAGAGGAAGCTTCCATTGATTTTTTAAAATCTCAAATATTCTCAAATCAAATGGGTGAAGCTTAAATTTGGAAAATTCAAAAAAAAGTTGTATATTTGTATAATATAATTTAAAAAAAACAATATGTTTGAAATATTTTTAATGGTAATAGTATTACCAGCATCAATTATACTTAATATTCTATTATTAATTAGAGGTATTAATTTAGTTAAACAGAATGAACAATTGAGAGATTCAATACAATCATATGATGATAGGCAGTATGATACACTTATAACTTTAGAAAATATGTTGGCTGAAATGAAACAAATTGATTTGAAAGGTTCGTTTGAATCTGATGATGAAGTTGGTACTGTATTTACCGAATTAAAAAATACAATAGAAACTTACAAAAATAAAATCTAATAATGCCTCGTAAAAAGAAAAGTAAACAATATTTTACATTAGATACAGAAGAAGCTATAATTTTGTATAATAAATCAACTTCTCAAAGAGAAAGAAATGATTTATACAAAACAAGAATTCAATATCCTTTTGAAAAATTAGCAGAGAACATTCTTAATACATTTAAGTTTTCTTATTTTGATGTATCTAAAGAAGATGTTCAAATGGAAGTAATATCAAATCTTATTGAAAAAATACATATGTTTCAAGAAGGAAAGGGAAAAGCCTTTTCTTATTTTTCTATTGTAGCTAAAAACTATCTTATTCTTAAAAATAACGGAAACTATAAAAGATTTAAAAAGACATCTTTGTTATCCGAAATGCCTGAAAGTTGGAATCCTGAAAATGATTTTAAGGAAACTGAATTTGGAGATGAACTTAATGAATTTAAAGAATTGATGTTAAGATATTGGGATATTAATTTGACAAGAGTATTTACAAAGAAAAGAGATATTCAGATTGCAGATGCAGTATTAGAATTATTCAGAAGGTCACAACATATTGAAAACTTTAACAAAAAACATTTATACCTTTTAATCAGAGAAATGACAGATTGTAAGACTCATTATATCACAAAGGTGGTAAACGAAATGAAGAAACACCAAACTAAAATGTTGAATGATTATTTCGATACCGGTATGATTACATCCAAAAGTGATGATTTTTGGGAAGAGCAATATTTATTAGAACAATAGATATATTATGGAACGAATCGCATCAATGTTTTTTCACAGCCGTACACAGGCACACATATTTCACACAAGAGTAACCGGAGAAGGTTCACTGGCAGCTCATACCGCTCTACAAGCCTATTATGAGGGGATTGTACCACTTATAGATGGTTTGGTAGAAGCTTATCAGGGCCAATATGGTTTAATCGAATATAAAGAAGTAAATGGCATTGATAACGATGCATCCAAAGAGAATATGGTTAAATACTTTGATAACCTTTGTAAGTTTTTGGATAAGGAAAGAAAAGAACCTAAATTACAAATGAGTTGGTTACAAAACGATTTAGATAATATTGCATCTCTTTTATACTCTACAAAATACAAGTTAATAAACCTACAATAATTTAACACTGGAATTAATTCGATTTGGGAATTTGATGATATTTATCATTGAGTTCCCATTTCTTTTTTACATAAGGGACTCTCTACTCAATAGGTTTTTTCAACATTTTACGGCAATTTAGTTACTTAATTGGTTATACGGATAACTAAAAAGTAAAATTATGTCATACGTTAAAGCGTTTGTATTAAACTGGAAAGATAAACTTGTATGGGTTATTTTTTCATTGGTAGGGTTTTGGATTGCATTTGCATTATGCTTCCAATTATTCTTTGTATATCTTCACATTACAGGTCAAGAAGATTTAGCAAGGGATATATCAAATGAAATCACTTGGAAAATTGATGGAAGATGGAAAAATTCACCAGGTAATATTTGGTATAATGCCGAAGAACATATTTGGGTTGAAGCAGTAGAAAACCAAGTTAAAATTGGTAAATTAGCAGGAAATCGTAATCTTGCATTTGGTGTTAGAAACATCTTAGAAGAATATGTTCAGGAAAAGGGATATGACCTTTCAAAAGATGCACAATACAAATTAAAAGTAAACATTGTGTATTTGGACGTACTTACAACAAAAACAAATATTTCGGTATTCCATAAAGGAGAGGAGGAAGTGGTGGTTAGACTGCAGGGTATCCTATACAAAGAAGGAAAGAAGGAGAAAGAAGTGGTGGTTGAAGAATCATCATCAGAAATCTCAATGTCTACGTTAATTGTTGATGAAGGTGGTAAATTCAATCAAACATCTTTAAGCAACGCACTCAAAAAAGCATCCGATAAGCTGATAACAAAATTATTGGGAAAGAAATAAGATGAAAAAACTATTAACACTTTTAGGGGTATTAGTGATATCCCTATCATCATTTGGACAACTTACCGTCAATCAAACTATAACTCCTACAACTGGATTAAAGGTTGGGGATACATTGACCGTAAAGTATACTGTAGCTAGAGGAACTACAACACCTCGTTATTTTTGGTTGAGATATTCTTTCAACAACAAAGCGTTAGCGATGGTGCCAAATAGTACTGTGTTTTCTCAAGGTACTTCTACACAAACATTCTTTACAGGTTGGAATAATTACCGATTCACACCAGCTGCGAATGTAGCAGAAACTCAGTTATATACTCAGTATCAAACTACACCTTGGGGATATGCTGTAAACAATGATTGGAACGTTGGACAATTGACTGTTCAAAGAACCGATGCATCAATCAATGGTGATATAGCAACTCAAAAGTTTGTATTGAAAGACCAAAACACTTACAATGATATTCATAAATTGGATTTGGCATACTCTATTAATGATACGTCTGGTTTCATTTCTCCAATCACAAGAAGTGCAACAAGTATATCTTTAAATGGTATAACTGGTAATACATCTCAATTCAAAGTAAAAGTTTTATTCCCACAAGGATATACTATTACTGACCATAATGTTCAATTAATGAGATTAAAAACTAATGGTAGTGGTGAAATTGATTGGTCACAACAACCTATTGCACAATTACCATTAGATGCAAGTGGTGAAGCACTTTTCACAACACAAGTTAAAGTTGGTGATTCAGTTGGTGTATTTGTAGGACCTGCATTTCAAAAGACTTGGATGAACAACATTGTAACAGTATCCGATGCATATAAAGCATTTTTAGGACATTCACAAACTGATATTGGTGGAACTGCAAACTTTTTTACATATCCAAATTTAGAAAGGAGAGTGGGTTTAATCACAAAAAACAAAACAACATTTAGTGAATCAGATTCTTATTACTTATTCGCACATGTAATGGGTATCAATGTGGATACGCCGGCTATGATTCCGTCAAACACTTCAACATCAGTAAGATGGTATAGCGGTTTATTAAATCAAAGTTGGTTAGATGGTGTTGTTAAAAATAGAGTAATAATTGATACTCCTACAAAAGAAGTTCATGCTGTATTTGCTTGGGGTGGTGATTTGAACTGGTCACATTCATCTGACCCGGCGGTAATTGCTAGTAGAATTAGTAGTGGAATTTACACAAATGCAGTAAACAACAGTGAAGCATTGGTTGTAAAGAATATGTCATTATCTTCAAATATAGTTATGGCATATCAAACCGAAGCTGTTGAGACTGCAAAGTTAAGTGTAACATCTACATTAGAAAATGGTAAGGTTGTATTAACTACTACTTTAACAAAAGAGGAATTGGCAGGATTGGAAGTTATTATGAACTATGATGAATCTAAATTAACTTTGGATAATATTATATTTGATTCTGGTTCTACAATTACAAACTTCTCTACAAGAGAAGGTAGTAGATTGACATTTGGTTCTATTGACCAAATAAAAACTTCTAGAATTAAGACAGGAACTCCTTACAAATTAATATTCACACCTAAAGTTCAATTAACAAATACCGCAGGATTGTTCTACTTTGTACTTTCAGATGCAGTAGATGCTAAAGGAAACAAAATCGACTTAATAGTTGAATAATATGAAAAATCTATTAGTTACATTATTATTTTTATTAACATCATTTTTAGGGTTCGGACAGAGTGTATCTGCTCCGGACTCTAAATCTTTTTTACCATCCA